TCATGATGTTGGTGGTTTCGGTAGAGGCATCCAGTGCGTTACATTAATCGGATACCATTCGATGCCGTAGTTTTGCTCATACACCTGAGCGTACCATCCGTCGCCTTTTGGATGGCATTCGCAGTACTGACCAACATGCAATTCAACGCCAAATTCTGGGCGGGGCCAGATATAGACAAAGTCATCGTCCTCCGGCAATCGCTCACTACAAGGCACCCAATCCATAATCTCTCCTCAATGCACCTGCATAGTACGCAGGCGTTTAATGTGCTCGCTCGTCTCCAGTTCGGCGCGGATCTGCTCCGCCTCCCGGTGGTCGAGGTGCTCAAAGTCATTGTTAAATCTGTCGATTGACGCGGTGTTGATCCGGCCCTGTCGCCAGTAGCGGACCACTTCTGATGTGCTGCTGTGGATAATTACGGGCCAGCCCGCTGAGTCAGCGAATATCTGGCCGCGCTGGATTAGCTTGAACATTGGCTGACTCCAGGTGCTGATGGTTAGCGTCAAAAACCGCCCTGGCAAATCCGCGAGGCGTGAGGGAGCGGAGTTGCTTGGTTTTAGGTGAGTTGCCGCCTAATGACTTCCACCCCCAAAAACAACCGATGTTTATCGGACCTGGTCTTGCAGCTGGCATGACAAACCCGCCTCCAGCCCAAATGCAGGTTTTCTTTGTGTAGCCATCACAGGCTGGCATTTTCGGATGATAGGAACCCTCATCGGGATGCAGGTACGCCCCGTATTCGTAGGGATTGAAGTAATAGTCAGGCTTTCGCCAGTGGGTCGACATTTTTCCTACCGGATTCTCCACCATCCACGCTGCGCCAAACCCCTCAGCCATTTTCTCCACCATCTGCGCATGCTCCACTGACGCCAGTGACGTATGCCCCTCATGCTTTGCGCCCGAAACGGCTAAATCCGTGCAATCAGGGAAGGCGAAAATCATCTGCGGCTTGGGGATTCCTGTCAGCTCTGGCTTATATGGGAAATTCTGGCTAATCCAGCAATTCACGTAGCGCAGATTTTCATGCTTCATTTTGACATGATAAGCACCGTGATTCCCCTCGTCAGCGTTAAAGCAGTACACCGTATGCCCTGCCTCAGCCCATGGCAGGCCCATGATTCCAGATCCGTCAAATAGCGACCAGATGACCATCACATCCACCTCTGCTTATTCCGCAATTCCTGCTCACCCTGGCAATCAACGCACATCGTGCATCCCGGATACGCTTTCCGGCGAGCATCAAGTAACTTGTCACCGCATTCCTCACAGTGCGTTGCTGATACTGCTGAGTGGTTGAGTCTGTGAGCCTGAATAGCATGGTCGCGCATCATCTCTTCGAGAGCGCTGGCTTGATCGATGATTTCTGATGTCATGAGTGTTCCTTGCTTCGAAGCCAGATGCAGACCGCACCATCATCTGTGTCGTGAATTGAACCGACGAACCAACCATCACCTTTTATTCCTGATGGCTGCCAGGATGAAATGTCATACCCATCACCATGCTGCTCAATTTCATCCTCATCGCGATACTCCACCCTTAGCTCGAGTCCTTTTTCTTCCAGCCACGCATCAAGTTCACCGTCCAATCCATATTCTCTGCCATTAGCAGGCTTGAAATAATCTGGGTGAGTCCAATAACCGTATTGGTCGCGTTCGACGGGGAGGGCTTTAATTTCCGTTGTCATAGTCCTACAGCCTTACCCAGCCTCTCGCTGAGTTGATAAATGTGGTCGCGTAATTCAGTGAGTGTCTGAGCTTCAGATTCCAGGATTTCTTTGTGCATTAGTTCTCGCACCAGATGCTCAAACTTGCTGTAGTAACCAAGGCGAGAAAGCACTTCCTGACCGGCGTTTTTTCCTTCCTTGGAAATCTTCTTCTCGTTAAGAATCAGGTCATGCGCAGACCCGGTGACGACGTACTTATCGCCAAGTTCAATTCGTAATTTTTCGCTCATAATCAATGCTCCATGAACTGTCGGTTAATTCGGTTGAAGGTGAACGCGAGAAAATAAAAATGCCGACATAGCGACCTTGTGATTCGTTTGGTTAGCGTCATGATTCCACTCCGTACCGGCCCGTCATCCGACCGATGCTGCTAACGAATGCCGCCAGGCTGATACCAAGCGGCGCAATTTTCTGGTGATGCTTCTTGATGATTGGCGGCACGACTGCATTCCATTTCGGCTTAGGCCTGCATTTAAGTGCCTGCTGAATCTCTGCCACGCATTTACGTCCCTGTGCTCTCACTACGTTGTTTTGCTCTGGTGTCATGCTGCCTCCGTTTTCATCACGTCGATCGCGCAGCCGGGAAGCAGCTGAACCGCTGGACCGTCGCACTGATTTCCCCATACATCGAATCCATGCGATGACTGGCGCGCGAACAGTTCAATGCGCGGAACGTCACCCAGCAACTGAACCAATTTTTCTCGAACCAGATCAGGCTTGCGTGAGTTCTCCAGCCTCGGTGCGGTGACATGCTGGCAGATAGAAGCATCCATGCGGGCAGGAAGTTTGCCACGTACTGCAAACAGGCAGTCTTCGCTATTCGCCCGGGTCATGTGGCCCATTCCGATCGCGCTGTTTCCTTTGTGCTTATTCGTCTTATGCCAGGTAAATCCCTTCATGGTCATCAGGCGGAATCCCCACGCCTCGACAACTTTCAATGCCTCAGCAGGCTGCGTCGGAACCCACCACATCGCCAGTAGGCAGCTATCGGAAGCCAGATCCCATACCGGAAGGCGGCAGATATCCTGCACATTCATCACCGGATATTTGAATCCGGCCCCGCGGTCGCCGTCGGCGGCTTTGTCGCGGTATGTCCATGGTGGATCTGCATAAATAAGAGTGTATTTTCCGGCCATCAGTCGCTCCTTATCTCCCCGTAACGACCGCGATACTTACGCATACGGTCATCAACGTAATCAGGTATTGCAGGGCCAACTACCATCCATCCCGGTCTGAATGACGCTTCTAAGTTGGCGCACCAGACTTCCTTTTCGTGCAACTCCTGAAGCCTGTCTTCCATGGTTGGCTTCTGGAAATCGTCATTAGCGATAGCTGCGAAGCATCGTGCCAGCACTTCTTCACGTGTTCCGGATCGCTTTGGTGGGCGCAGATATCCCGCCCCATGAAGAGGTGATGACATGATTTAACTCCGTGGGTTTATTTGGTCAGCTTCTGTCAGATGGATGAAACGTATTTATCTTGGTGGACAGCATCATCCAGCGCGCTGTGGCGGGTGCCTTCGAATGGCATATCACGCTTAGGGTCGATGCCGATTACTTTCCCCATCTCCACGACGGTGCGCACATCTCGGTCATTCCACCATTGCCACGGCGCTTCCTTACCGGTTAGTGCATAGCTGTTGCGAAGGATTACGCAGTCGAAAGAGGCACCATTACCCCATACCTGAACAAATCTCGGCCTGGCATGTTTGGAGATGAAATCAGATAGCCAGGAAAGAGCGGTTGAAAGCTCCTGCGTGTCAGTGGTTAATGCCCTGCGAGCATCTTCACCTTGTTCCATCCACCACAGGATTGTGGAGGCGTCAGGTCTGGCGCGGAATCGCATTGATGATTCGAGAGATACGTTCACCTGGAAGTCGGAACCAATTTCTCCGCTATTCGGTTCGAAGAATACAGCACCAATGGAGATGATCGGCGCGTACTGACCGTTACCCATGGTTTCCAGGTCAATCATTAAGTGGTTCATATCAGTCCTTAAAATGGGATGTCGTCGTCAAAATCCATAGGTGGCTCGTTTTGCTGCGGTGCCGGTGATGATTGCTGAGGTTTCTGCTGCCTAGGCTTGTCATTACCAGGAGCTCCTCGCGGAGGAAGATCGATATCTCTCACCAGAATTGTAGGTGTCTGCGCTGCTGTCCCATCCTGACGAGTCCATTCTTCAATGACGAACTCACCTGACACAGTGACCTTTGCGCCTTTAACTACTGCCACAGATAACTTCTCAGCCATCGCGCCAAACATTTTGCAGTTCAGCCATGATGTCTTTTCGTTCTCACCAAATCCAGTTTTTGCCGGGATAGAGAATGATGCAATGTGCTTCCCATTTGGTGTGACGCGGAGTACCGCGTCTTTACCAACGTTGCCGGAAACGATGATGGTGTTAATTGCCATTTATGCCGCCTGTTTTAATTCTCTGATTCGAATGCCGGTAACGTCTTTGCACTTCGCCTGATGCTCAGCAAATCCGTTTAACAACTTCCACGTTTCTTCATAACGAGCTTTCAATTTCACGCCGTCGTTTTCTTTGCTGGCATATTGGGAGAAATCGGCGAGCACCTTATCAGCGTCCACGTCTTGAGGTGGTTCTGACTCGTTGATTTGATCTGGTGACTGTGGTTCTGGCTGATGAACAACTGATCCGTCAGGTAATGCCCAGGCTGGAAGGGCAGGCGGTTTCCAGTAAAACACGCCAGCCTCTTTTGACTTGGCGTAATAGAATCCTGGTGCCCGCTGTGCCGATACAATGGCGAAGCCTTCCTCCAGGTTGTAGAGGTAACGCCCGATACCCCACTGGACAGCTGCCCGCTTCATAGCTCCTGATCGCCCACCTTTAACCGCTTCTACTTGCGTGTTTTCGGCTGCGTCCCACTTGGTGATCCACTCGCCATCAACTTTGATGGAAATACCGCACTCAACCCCTCCATTGTTCGGGATATCGCGATACTCGTTACGCCATCCAGCCTTACCACATACCTCATCAAGGCGCTTCATGATTGCCCTGTTGGTTACGTAGGCCAGCACTTTTGCCCAGATGCCGTTATTATTTTTCCCCGCCTGCTGAATGCGCCATTCAATATCTTCACTGGCAAATGGCGCATCTAACTGATCCAGATTCATGTAAAATCCCCCGCAAATTCGGCCCAACTGATCACCGGATTCTGTCGCTCAGCAGCCAGATTAACCGGCTCATCTTTTTCATCTGGAGTATCTGGAATCACATAAGCCATCATCCGCAAAAATGCATCGTCATCCCATCGTTCCATCGCGCTCATGCTGCTTTCTCCTGATGTGTGATTACATAACCCTGCTCAGTAAGCCATTCGAGGACTACAGCACCGTCTAACTGCGGTAGGACTTCTCGTGTGTCTACTGTCCCATCAAGCGTCACACCATCAAGCTCCAGGACCTGATTGCGTTGGCTGTCCAAGTATCCATGAGCGTGGTCATATTTGAGTTTCAGTTTCATAAGCACCTCAGTAGTTAATTTGTGTTCTCGGTACCAGTCCATCCATCAGCGCTTTCAGGACTTCGATAGCCTGGTCACGTGAGATGCTGGTATTAGTGGTGAGTGCGTTAACGATGTCGGTGCCAACAGCCTTGCGGTGCTTAACATCTGCTTCACGTTTTGCTTGCTCGTCGGCGATGCGTTTCTGCTCAGCCAGGCGATCTTCTTCTGCCTGTTTTGCTTTCAGACGCTCAGCTTCAACCGCCGCGGCCTTTTCGCATTCCGCCCGCGCTTCTGCTTCCTGTTTCTCGCGTGCCGCACGCTGTTCCGCTTCGATGCGCTGGCGTTCCGCCAGTTCAGCGCGGGCTTTCTCTTCGGCTTCACGGCGTGCTGAAGCTTCAATCTCCGCTTTGTGCTTCGCTTCGGCATCGCGGCGGGCTTGTTCTGCCGCTTCTTGCTTCAGCCGTTCGTCACGTTCACGCTGAGCCTGTTCCGCCAAGCGGCGCTGCTCTTCGCGGTCACGGTCAAACTTGTCATTCATCAGCAGAGCCATTTCGTGGTCCGCTTCGAACTTGGCCGCCAGCTCCTGATCGAACTTGATGTTCATTTCAAGCGCTTCAGCGTGCATCGCGTTCATGGCTTCTTCAGCCTTAATGCGTTCCTGCTCGGCTTCCCATTCGGTTAGAGGTCGACGGGTGGCATCGCGCAGCTCGTCGCAGGCATCAACGAAGCGCTTAATCTCAGCCTCAGCGGGGCGCACAGCTTCTTTCAGTCGTTTCAGGTACTCACGTCCTGGCTTTTCGATTGCCGTCTTGCTGCGTGATACAGAGGCCGAAAGAGATGCAATACGCTTGCGGCCTTTGTCGGTTGTCAGATCAGGCACTTCGTTTACTGCCTGGCGGATCTGTTCGAGGTAAGCATCAAGGCCGCCCGCTACGTAAAGCACTGGAGCCTGATCTGGCTTGATTTCGATGACAGTTAAATCCGTTACTTCACTCATGGTCTCTCCTGAAATTTGGATGTGCAGAACTCGCCCGCGTAATGCCAGGCCGTTCGGTTGAATAGGGTGGTTAGTGCTGGATGGGGTTGCCGTGACCGTCCAGAAGGACGTCAATCACGCAGTCACTGAGGCGGATGATTTCTGCATCGGTGTGCAGGTAGACCCATTTACGCTCCTGAATGACTGCTGAGACGCGATAAGTTCTGCCTTCGTGAAGTGCCATCATTCCAGGCATCACGCACTGGCGAATCATTGGTGTCGTGCCGTAGTGTCCGATCATGATTTACCCTCCACCTGCTGCAATAAACCGGCGAAATCCATCTGCCAGCGGTTCATTGTGATTTTCTCGCGAGGTTTATCGACTGATGAGAGTTGCCACTCGTTGTCGTTGAGCTTTTTGGCGGTGTACTGCTTGCCTTTGTGGGTGACTGTCATGATGCCTCCAAGCCAATGGCATCAGAGATAATCTGGAGTTTCTCAACTGAAACACCTTTTCCGTTACCAACTGGCTTTTCCATCCAGTCGAGCGACACTAGTCGACCGTCTTCGATAACACCGATATTGAAATCATCACAACCTGCTACTTCAAATCCGTGAGAAATTGCCACTTCCCGCTTATCAAATCTTTCCAAATCTGAGGAAAAACCAATGCCGTAACCGTGGTCGTTTGACCAAGCGTGCTGCTGGATAACGATAAATTTTTGCATAATCATCTCCGCGCTTAAGCCGCGCCGCTGAACGTTAAAAGACCTCTGCGCTAACAGGCGGTGGATAGCCGCCATTCATAACTAAGCGTCCTCTGAGAAGCCGCTGAGGTATGAAAAAAGCCGCTTGTTAGGCGGCTATTGAGGTTCACGAGGCTTGTGATTGAATCGGTGCCAGCCGTCGGTTAATTCAAATGGGTCGTAACTGGCACGGCGCTCAGCGAAACCAAGCTCAACTGAAAGCGCATGTAGTTCATGGCGGCGCTTAATCTGCTCCATGGCAATCCACTCAGCGTCAGCATTACGCTTTTGAGCTTGCTTGGGAGTCAGCTCTAAGCTGTTTATGGAGCTCAACTTCTGCTGTCGCTTCATGTCCTGCTTCATATTTTTCAGAACATTTATCATTGAATCGATGCGTTGAACGTCGCATTCCATCGCCTTACCCTCTTTTGTATCGTGAGCTAATAAAAAGGCCGCCAGTTAGGCAGCCTGTATGATTTCCAGATTTTTCAGTGTTGCTCCAGCCACCCAAGCCCAATACATCCAGTGGTCACGCGCATCGCCTTCATCTTCTGCTTCAATAATCCGATCGAACTCTTCGTCATTCCACTGACCGGTACATCGAAATCGATTACCTTCCATTGCCTCACCTCATAAGTTAATTAACGCGCCGTAACCGATTTGCTACTGCGATGGCCTGCGGCGTAAAGAGCCACATCCGGCAAACATGCAGATCCGCCTGTATTGCTGTCACGCAGACTACCGAGCGAAGTGGCGCGGTCTACTCGTGACATATCATGCTTAACTCCCTGCAACGCGTTCTGAGCAGCCTCAGCGCGTCGTTTAGCCATCAGCTCGCCACGTTTCAGATAACGCCGTGTAACGCTGTTGCTTGCGATAAATTTGGTCATATGTCCTCCAGTGGTTGCTTTAGGATGTGACGCTCAGGTGCTTATCTTCTGAGTTGCTGTCGATGCAGCTGCATTTCGTCACACTCCAAAGCAACTTCCTTTGGTCTCCCACAAGGGCGGGAGAAGTAACCCCATCAGTGTTAAAGAGCTGAGACTCAATTCCTTGTCTCGGTGGTGCGTCCTGCTGATGGGATAAATTTACAAGATAGTTTGTATTGTGTCTACAAGGAATATTGTATTTTTAGGCAATAAAAACAAACTCCGTTGTTTTTAAACGGAAAATAATTTGTTTTTATATTTTAGGAGATGGTGTTTGGGGGGGGATTAATTGGTGCATGTACCAGCTACATCACCAACAAATGCCTTGGTCGATGTGAGTTTCTGATAGCCAGGTATGTTCATGACTTTGGAGTACATAACCTTTTTGTCCTTGGTTACGGACCATGTTTCAACTGTTATTCCGCCGCCTGATTGGTAACTTCCTACCATGGTATTGCTAGACAGCGGAACGTAAGAAAGATCAGAAACAGATGATCCATCCATATTGGTTAATGACGCTATGTCTCCATTGATGGTTAGCTTGAAAGCAACGCCGGTCATCGCATCATCAATGAATGCATACCCGTCATCGCTAAATGAAGATTTACCTTGAAGTCCAGACACAATCCAGCAATCAGCATTTGATAGCGGAGATAGTGAAAGCAATGCCATAGCAATTATGTAATTTCTCATACGAATTTTACCCTTGCCTCCACCACGACACCGATGATCTTGCAGTTCCCATTTATGGGAATCATCGGCCACGCAGGATTCAGTCCTTTCAGGTATTTCATGCCACCATCTATGACTAATTTTTTAAATGTAGCCTCATTAGCATCGATCAGTTTGGCTACCACAAGGCTACCGTTAGATGGCTCTCTGCCAGTATCCACCAAAACAAGATGGCCTTCAGGTATGCTTTGACCTGCCGGTGATGTCATTGAGTCACCTTCAACTCTAAGCCAGAAGCCATCGCCTAGCATGTGGATGTCGCTGTCATACCATTCTTCAATATCTTTCAGATTATATGGCTCGCATGCTTCAGACCAGCATCCGGCACTTACCGCACTAATCAATGGATATTTTCCCTTTGGGTTATTTGGACCAGCATATTCTACATTGGCTTCAGGAGATCCATTCAAAAGCCAATCAACGCTAGTACCCAACGCAACAGCAAGCTCAGGAAGGAACCTTGGGCGCTTTGTTTTTCCGTTTTCAAGCTGCTCAATTGATTGCTGTGTTGTTCCTACTCTTTCGGCAAGCTCAACCTGGTTAAGTCCTAACTGAGTTCTTTTGCTTTTTACCCTGGAAGAAATACTCATAAACACCTCTGTAAAGTTACCTCCATGGTTACAAGAAAAACTGTAATTGACAAACAAGTTACTTTGTATGAAAATACAAGAAAGTTTGTAGAAGGAGGCATTATGCAAACATTATCTGAACGCCTCAAAAACAAACGAGTGTCACTGAAAATGACCCAAACCGAGCTTGCTACAAAAGCCGGTGTAAAGCAGCAGTCAATCCAATTGATTGAAGCTGGAGTCACAAAGCGTCCTCGTTTCTTGTTTGAGATTGCAACGGCTCTTAACTGCGACCCTGTATGGCTGCAGTACGGAGAGAAAGACGGCAAAGCCGCTTAATTACCACCGCTCTTTAACATTGCTGCTCATCCTCTCCGCCCTTGTGGAGATAACAACTACGCATCACAGGATGCGCATTAACTATTTCAACACCAAGGAATTATTACAAATGGAAAACTCAATTAACCGCAACAAGGTCAATGCCCAGCGCATTTTGTCCTGGTTGCTTAACCAAATCGCCATGAAAGGTGGCAACAACGTAGCTAAAGAGATCGGCGTTGATAAGGCACAGATAACCCGCTGGAAAGAAACGTGGCTGCCGAAGATGGCAATGCTGCTGGCAGTTCTGGAGTGGGGTGTCGTTGATGACGATATGGCGCGATTGGCAAGAGAAGTGGCTGCGGTGCTCACAAAGAAAAAATCCCCGACGGTCGAGGTCGAGGATTCAGATCAACTAACTATTCACTTTGATGCTTGATAAGGGGTGATACGTGTCAATTATATCTGAGTATTTTGCCTATGACGAGCTCGCTCCGTTTCATCTTATCAACCTAAAAGATAGGGGAACAAAGGCAAAGGCTGGTGATTTTACCCATGGAAGTATGACCGACAAAGGGTATTACGTTACCGGGTTAAACAAGAAGAGACTTCTTCTTCATAGGGTTATATGGGAATTGAATTTTGGTGAAATACCAAAAGGTTACGAGATTGACCACATCAATATGGATAGATCTGACAATAGAATATCAAACCTAAGGATTGCCTCCAGAACTGAAAATAATCTCAATAGGAAAAAATACAAAGGGAGAATTAACAACCACCTTCCAAAGGGAATTTACCATCACCCAAGTTGGGGAAAAACCCATCAAGCAAAGATCGCCGTTAACAAGAAAAAATATTCGAAAGCCTCAACTGACATATCCGTCCTTATCGCGTGGCTAGAAGAGAAAAGAGAGGAGTTGCATGGTGAATTCAGGCGCTCTTAACAGCCAAAAGAAAAGCCCCGAAGTGCTTGTAACACTGAAGGGCTTATTGCGAATAACTGGATCAATTCACAGGAGTAATTATGCCTAAGAAAACTCGTTTTTACCAGGCGTCAGTACATAAAAATATTGCTCGTGACCGGTTCATCAAATCCTGTAACCAGGCTGTCGGTACAAAGCTGAGAGCCATCATCGAAGAACTAAAGCGGAAGGAGAACGGTCATGAGTAGCCCTGCAACAGTAACACCAATAAGACCGTCTCTGGCGGTCGTGGAGCGTCGCGTGGCAGATCTTGAAGATGGATACACCCGTCTTGCAAATGCCCTGTATGACGAGCTTATCGGCGCAGATTTAACGAAGAATCAGAGCAAGGTGGCTCATGCCATTTGCCGTAAAACATACGGCTTTGGTAAGAAACTGGATCGCATATCTGACAGCCAGTTAGCTCAACTTACCAGGCTGCCAAGACAGAAGGTCAACAAGGCCAAGAATGAGCTTATTGCAATGAAGGTAATCATTCGTGAAGGCAGTCAAATCGGTCCAAACAAGAACATCACAGAATGGGAAATCGAAGGGTGTCACTACTCTGGTGATAATGTCACTACATTGGTGACAAAAAATGTCACCAAAACGGTGACAGCCCTGTCACCAAAACAGGGACACACAAAAGAAACTATTACAAAAGAAAAGAAAGAAAGTAAAAACACTCTGCCCGAACAAGTTCGAGCGGAGGACGAAAAATCACTTCAGCCTACAAACAAACACCAGGACACTGACGAAGCATTCGAGTCGATTTTCTGGCTTGCAGGAATGCGTAAACTGGAAAAGAAAAAATCCAAGTCAGCATTCAGGACTCAGTACCAGGAGTGGCGTCGCGCTAACGGTGGCACCCCTGAGCAGTTCGCAATGTTCCTTGCAGGTGATATCGCTTCCCGGATCGGCAAACAGTTCGGATTCGACAAGCTTCACCCGACCACTTACCTGAATGGCAAGCGGTGGGAGGACGAGAAGCCATCAGCAGATCCTGATTACTCCGGACATAAGCCGACCGTGACCGTCAGTAAGAGCGGGTACGTTTACTACTGAGGTGACGATGAAATCACGACTCAAGGCATTGCTGATCGCCGGTTATAACCACGGCTTGTTGAGTGATGGTTTTGTCCGGTACTGGTTCAACAAGTTTGATTTGAGGGCATCATGATGACGCCAAGTGAACTCAGCGACCAGTTATGGAATCAGGTCGAAAGGGTAGCGAAGTACCTTTTGCCAAACGGCAAGCGAGAAAGTCACGAGTGGGTGGCAGGAAGTATCAACGGCGAGTCAGGAAAGAGCCTCAAGGTTAATCTGGCAGGGAAGAAAGTCTGGTCTGATTTTGCTGAGGGAACCGCTGGTGATCTGCTGGATTTGTGGGTAGCTGTCAGGGATTGCGGATTGCACCAGGCGATGACAGAAGCCAAAGAGTTTTTGGGCATCAAGGACGACGATCACCACTTCTCAGCAAAGCAGCAAAAGAAATTTTCCCGACCAGACCGCAAGAAAGTAGCCCGTTACCTCACCAAAACCGAAAATCACATCGAATATCTAGCCACTCGAGGGATCTCCGCAGAGACGGCGAAGCTGTACGAAGTTGCTTCTGCTAAGGTCTGGAATGGAGAGCGTGAACTGGAAGCACTAGCATTTCCCTACAAACGTGACGGTGAGTTGTTGCAGGTTAAGCGCATCAGCACCGAACGGCCTGATGGGAAGAAGGTCATCATGGCTGAGGGTGATTGTGAGCCGTGTCTTTATGGCTGGCAGGCTATCCCGAAGAACATGCGGATAGTCATCCTGTGTGAAGGTGAAATCGACTGCATGAGTTACTACCAGTACGGCTTCCCTGCGCTTTCCGTTCCGTTCGGCGGGGGGAAGGGGGCAAAACAGCAGTGGATAGAGTTCGAATATCACAACCTCGACCGGTTCGACGAAATCTGGATCAGCATGGACAGCGACGAAGTAGGCCAGGCTGCCGCCAGAGAGATTGCAACTCGTCTCGGTGAGCACCGATGCCGACTGGTAAAACTGCCTCACAAAGATATCAACGAATGTCTGATGGCTGGCATCTCTTCAGACGACATCGTTGGATATCTTGAACGGGCATCATTTTTCGACCCGGAGGAACTTTACAGTGCCAGAGAGTTTTATCATGACACCATCAACGCCTTCTACGGAAAAGAGCAAAGCCTGTTTTACAGCCCGTGGGAATGCCTGAATCACAATTTCGCCTTCCGCCAGGCTGAGTTATCACTGGTTAACGGCGTTAACGGACATGGAAAGACTGAAGTAGTTGGGCATATGGCTCTGGAAGCCATGCGTCAGGGGGTTAAGACCTGCATCGCATCGCTGGAGATTAAGCCCGGAATTTTACTTAAACGCCTTACCAGACAATCAACTTGCCTGAAACTTCCCCCGCAACTTGAAATTGAATCTGCCTTCAAATTTTACGATGACCGGCTATGGCTATTTGGCCTGACGGGAACCGCAAAGGCTGATCGGCTGATCGAAATATTCACCTACGCCTGGAAGCGCTACGGCATCGAGCTGTTCATCATCGACAGCCTGATGAAATGCGGAATAGGGGATGACGATTACAACGGCCAGAAAGCCTTCGTAGATGCGCTATGTGACTTCAAGAACAAAACCAATACTCACGTCCTGCTCGTCACTCATAGCCGCAAGGGAGACAGCGAGGAGAAGCCTACCGGCAAGATGGATGTTAAGGGTTCAGGTTCGATCACCGACCTGACCGATAACCTGTTCATCATCTGGAGAAACAAGGTTCGTGAGAAGGCCATTCAGAAAGAGCAGCAGGGTGAGGAACTGGACGATAAGGAACGCAAAGCGCTGGGCGCGCCAGCATCTGTCCTGATGCTAGAAAAGCAGCGTAACGGCGAGGGATGGGAAGGTGGGATCCCGCTGTATCTCGACCCTGCATCACACCAGTTTTTACCAACCGAAACCGCATCTCCATTTAGCTACATCGCCAATATGCCGCAGTCGGAATATGACGAGGTATGGGCAAGCAACAACGTAAGGTGACGAACATGAAAGTAGCACGAAACACCAGGGAAATTATCGAAACTCATTACCCGGAATTCCCTGAAACCATCCTCCACGCAGAACTATGCCGGGCATGTGCTCGCGTAGACGGTCGAAGCATCAAGCAGTCGCTCAAGGCATTTGCTCTGGCACGTATCGAAAAGGTTGAGAGCAAGCCACTTAAAGGCGCACTGGAGCAGATGGCATCCAGCATGTTTCCAGAGACAGAGATAGCCCGTATCCGCGCCTGTGTAGGTCGCATGGAGTCGGCACTGGTTAAGACATTCGGAGTGAAGCGAGCATGAGCACTGAATACCTGATTTATCAGATAGAGTTTGGCAAAAAAATGTACCTGACAGACCTTCCTGAAGATGACAATCCGCTTGGCGGTATCGGATTCCAGAGTAGTGATGACGGAACAATACCTAGCTCCGCTGGAACGTGCCCCACTGAAGAGGATGCAAAGAAAGTTATTGCTTATCTTCGCGAGGCCATCGGAACCAGTTACAACCATTTTGGATTTGAAGAAAGGCCAGTCTCATGACTGAACCTTACATAGCAGAGATATCTGCAAGCGTGGCTGTGATAGTCGGCCTTTTTTATGCCTGGAGGAAATTGTGAAAGTTAAAACATCTCAACTCACAGGGCGACAACTCGACTTTGCAACCTCGGTATCTATTGGGTGGGGAGATGGTGGTTATCGAGAGCGTCATCTTCACATCCTTCCTGAATATACCACTGGCTGGATGGAGTGCGGCGGAATCCTGACAGAGTTCATCACCGGGCTGGCTTTACATAATCGTAAAGAGCACTGGATAGCCAGCGCATTAAATGGGCCATCTCAAATTGGGAAAACTCCGCAAGAGGCTATATGTCGCGCTGTCGTGCTAGCAAGGCTTGGCGATGAAGTCGATATACCAGACGAATTAACAAATTAACAGGCTCGCAATGCGGGCCTTTTTTATGAGGGTAGGATTATGACTAGCAGAGAAAGATTTGAAGCGTGGTATCTGGAAAATTGGGGTCACACAGAAGATGACCATGAAACCCTGTTTGAGCGAGACCCTGACAGCGATGAAGAATATTACCGTCTTGGCGTTCGTATGGCTCACAGGGCATGGCAAGCATCAGAAGAAGAACTGGCAGTACAGCTCGCTAACGCCGAGAGCAAGTGCAGGGAGCTGGCGGCGGAGAATGCGGCGTTGAAGAAAGCGGCTGAGTTCTCCACTGCTGAAGACATGTGGATTGAGCAAGCTGACGGCATGCTGGATTACCGATATGTCGATTGGTACGTCGATGTGCTGAAAGCTGCTATGGAAACCCCAGTCACCGACGCTTTCCTGGCTGAAGTGCGGGCGCAGGGTGTGGAGATGTTTGGTCAGTACCACAACTTCAGCGAAAAGCTATTCATCCAGAAAGAATCGAAAAAGTTCGCCACCCAACTTCGCAAAGGAGCCTCGCTATGAGCGACGAAACAATGAAAATAGCATTGGCAAAGCAGTTGACGATTGCTATGCAAAACCTCGGTGCCTCTGTCGAATTACTATGCATTGTTGGGAGTTACGGAGATACACAAAGTGACTCAGACATCATCGACATGCTGGAACAATACAATGAGCGAGGGACATGCATGGACGTGATTATTGCACCTGAATTCACTTGGAAACCATGTTCTGGAGCCGCCAAATGAAAATTAATACCTACGCAGTGAATTGCAATGACGCATGGCTTAGCACCGATAGCGACGACATCTCCGGCTCATACGTCAAGTACAAAGACCATCAGGAAGTGGTGGCCGAACTGCAAGCCAAGTGCGATGCGCTGGCTGCAAAGATAAATTTGATTAACGAACTCATGGGAGTAGCTGAACAGGTCAACAAACTGGCGCAAGAAGAAACAGAAAAACTTGCTCATGAACGCAATATGCTGGCGGCGGAATTAAGCGCTGTAGATAAAATTCACAACGAGGCGGCATTCATCACCGACGACCATTACGAACAATGTCCGCCAGAAGTTCAGAAGATGATTCGCTCACTGGCTGTATTGCAGATACCTGCTTACGACGCTTTCCTGGCTGAAGTGCGGGCGCAGGGGGTGGAGATGGCGGCCTGTGCTCTTGATGACGTGAACCAGTTCAATTACGCGAACATGCTTGATGAGTTAGCGCAGAAACTTCGCAAAGGCGGTGCAGCATGAGCAAGCCAACTGATGAAGAAATCATTCAGGTGCTTCGTGATCATGGCAATTGCATGACCTATGTGGTCACTCACTGGTTACGCGATAACTACAAGGGCATCAAGACAGCGTATGTACTGCGCCGCCTGAAAAAACTTGAGGCCCTCGGTGCAGTGAAGCGAGTGAAAAGCAGTTATGCGGTTCAAATCTGCTGGGAGGCAGCCCAATGACAGCACTCAACAAACAGGCTCAGGCGATTATTTCAGATATCAGACTGAAGCGCGGCTCTGGTGACGTTTACGCGCCAATTATTCGCTGGGATGAATTTGAGGTGATTACTGGCGCTCTGGAGGACGCAGAGAAGCGTATTGAAGAGGGAATTTGCCGAGCTAATCGCGAGCATCATCGCGGCTTCATGATGGCCTGCAACCACCTGAAAGAGCATGCAAACGTCCATTATGCTGACGCCGCCGAGATGGAAATTGCAGCATTACGCCAGCGCATAGCAGAACTGGAGCGTTACCGAGCCGCATTTACAGAGCAGAACGATAAAACGGAGTGGGTACAGCACGATAAACGTTTTGCCGTTGTGCGCCCACTGGGTAAGCACAGGGCAGATGTTCTCAGGGAATATATCGAACACCTGGAGGCGCGGGAATTCAAAGTTGAAATGCCAGAGTCATTCTATCCAGACGGCGATATTGATGCGCCGCTGGCAGTTGATGAGTTGGAGGTTATCGCCGCTATTGTGGAGGCGGGCGGAAAGCCAGTCGCATTTTGTAAGCGCTGTGACCGTGAGATAGACCTGACACACAGGCCGGACGGCTCACATTATTGCCACGCTCCAGACGCTGGCATTGGCGTGAAGGGGGAGTGAGATGAAGAATTACCTCAGTGATTTAGCGAGCCTTCTGCAAGGCATCGCAGACGTAATTTCAGACGGTGAAAAAGTGCAAAAAGAGTGCCCAACCTATTTAAAGCCGGCGCTTCTTGAAGCATCCCGCGTGTTAGACAGCCAATCGGTCAGGGCTAATTACCCACCAAATGGAAAGCCGCAAATCATAGATGCTCGCGGTCATCACCGGCAGTTAACTTTCCGGGAACGGATTGCTATTCGTCTTCTCGGCGGCAGAACGGAGATTAGGCCATGACAACTAACAAACAGGATTTAGACGACGCACTGGACTTTGACCTTTTCGAAGGTGATTTCGGTACGCCATGCGATACCGAACTATCGAACAAAATTGTTACCTCTCGCGGTGAATACAAATGCCACATTTGCGCTGGCGAAATTTTGAAGGGTGAAAACCATCGTAGTACGACGTGGAAATTCGACGGCGAACTCATGTCATATCGGTGTTGCAACGAGTGCTGTATGGCAATGGTTAAAAGCGTCAATTGTGAATACGAAGAAGAAGACCCGATAGAAGCGCGTTACGCGCTGGGCCATCAACGCAGAGGATGGGCAGCATGACCACATTCACCAAAGAGCAGTTAATTGAACAGGCGCGAAAAAATATTGAAGTGCTGAAGGGGGCCGTAACCCGATTACCAGGCAACTCTGAGATTGCAAGAATTCATCTTCGCCTGGCTGAAATCACACTGACAGCTCTAACAGCCGAGCCACTTATGTGGGTTAACGAAGATTCACTACCGGTAAACTATCCATATGACGAGCTTTTCCCGTTCTCAAAAGTGAATATTGTGCGCATGTTTCCGGTGTATGGGCCTCAACTGCAGGAGGATAAATAATGGAACTACAGCCAATTACGCCGGATAGCTTGGACGATGAAGCCCTAACGGATCTGATAGAGATACGCAAAAGTGGCGTAGATCACCACGCCAGCGAGGGGAATAAAGTTCAACATGCCATTCAGTCCCTTACGCTCATTGCGCTGGTGGAGCTGCAGCAACGTCGCGATGCTGATAGCTCTGCTCCTATTTACCAATGGCGTGAGCGTTATGAAGAGGGGAGCCTTTGGGATGACTGCACCAAAGCACAGTACGACGGATTCGCTAAAAAGACGGATTGTGAAGTACGCATTCTCTACACCGCACCGCCAGCGCCGGTAGTTCCAGATGCAGCAAATGGGCTTATGCCATGCCCGTTTTGTGGAGGTAAAGCGCATCAACTCACCATTGAGCAAGATGATGATCCGCACTTTGGTGGTGATGTTATTACCTGCACTGAGTGCGGGGCTTCATCCCATGTTGAATTTGGGTTCAAAGAAAATTTGAAATCAGCATGGAACAGCCGCACCGCCATGCTTCAGGCTGGAAACCATACCGAGCAACACCTCGACATGGTAGACCATTCTGGTGATGACAACGAAAAGGTTAAGGATGGTACCCTCATCAATGAAGGTACCACACCAGTAAAGCAGATTAAGCCAGTAGCAGACCTGTACGGCATAACATCGCCAACCGGTAGCGAGACAACGTTCACATTTGACGCCAGCGAGGCATCCAGTTTTGTTGGTAGTGGCTGGTCGGTGCAGGAATACGTTGAGCTTGAGCGCTATCAGGAAGCAATTACCGGCAAATAAGTAACAGGCGCAACGTCAAGCAACATTACTCACTCTCAAAATTAGTGTTATAATTGGGTTGCAGTCGGATTGAGCACCCGGCTGTGACCTCTGCATCTGATTGGGAAATTAGATGCGAAACACAAAGAGTACTTCAAACCACCTGTCACCGATGCAGAAATGCACCGGCGATTTTCTGCATTCTGCGTTACCTATCGGAGGTGGCGTATGAAGCAACAATTCCACCTCGTAAATGAATCTGTTAAGCAGAACGCCATCAACTTCATCCGTGAGTTGCCGGTAGATGCTAAGCGACCGTTGATTCTCGACATAAAAGAGATGACCCGGACTGCTCAGCAAAACCGTAAATTATGGCCTCTGCTGAAAGACCTCTCCGATCAGGTTCTCTGGTTTGGAAACAAATACGACTCAGACGACTGGAAAGATTTGATAACCTCAATGGTCGCTAAGTCCAAGAAGCAGGAGCAACGCATGGCTCCCGGCCTGGATGGCGGCATTGTTATGTTCGGTCAACGTACCAGCAAGATGACTGTGCGCCAGATGGTAGAAGTCATCGAGGCCATTTACTGGTTCGGTACTCAGCAGAACGTCAAATTCAGCGACAAGTCCCGCATTGAAATTGAATGGGCTAAGCAGTGGGGTGATCGCAATGCGTAAACCTACCCGTCGCAGCTGCAAAATCTGCAAGACAAAATTCACAGCCACCTACGACAACGTATGGTGGTGCTGCCCTGAGCATGGAGCTCAATATGCTCTACAGGTGCTGGAGAAGAAGAGAGAAAAACAACTCGCCGACAAACAGAAAGCGGATCGCGTTGCATGGCGTAAACGCAAAGCAGCCGTCAAACCTATCAGGCATTGTGAGGATGTAACTCAGCGAGTCGTTAATGACTACATCCGTGAGCGTGACCATGATTTGCCATGCATCAGCTGCGGCACGTTCGAAACAGTCCAGTGGGAAGCTGGTCACTACCGGTCACGCGGTAAGGCATCACACCTGCGCTATAACGAAGACAATATCAGTAAACAGTGCCACCACTGTAACGTTCAGCTGTCGGGCAATCAGCAGCAGTACCGCCTTGGCCTTATAGAGAAAATTGGGGCTGAACGCGTTGAGGCGCTCGAAAACAATAACACCCCGCACCGATACACCATCGAAGAACTCGAAGCCATCAGAAAGCATTACAGCGCGCTGAGGCGACAACTCGTCAAAGCAAGGGAGGCCGCATGACATTCGAATCCTACTTTGCCGATCACCTTCGTCTGCGCTGGACTCGGTTACGCATCTATCGCCACCCAGGTTCATTTGCTACGGACTACCGTATTTTACGCAACTACATCAGCCGCTATAAACCATCAGGAGCAGAAGCATGAATACTCAATACCTGCAGTTTGTACGCGAGCAACTCATTGTAGCGACGGCTGACCTGAGTGGCGCAACGAAAGGCCAGTTGGTAGCGTTTGCCGAGAATGCGATGTTTGAAGCGACACCGCGTAGCCGTTCGCGCCTGAAGGTAGTTAATCCGGCTAACGGTCGCCTGATGAATCCAACCAGCCCACCAATACCAGGGCAGCAATCACGCGCCAAAGGTTCATCTATTGCACTGGTGCAACCGGTTGAGTATTCAACGGCATCATGGCGTCGTGCAGTACTGTCGCTCAATGAACACCAGAAAGCATGGCTTCTCTGGAATTACAGCGAGAATGTGCGATGGGAAAATCAGGTTTCGATTACTCAATGGGCATGGACAGAGTTCAAAGCCTCCCTTGGCACAAAGAAGGTAGCAGGGAAAACGCTGGATAGGCTTAAGTCCCTTATCTGGTTAGCAGCGCAGGACGTGAAAGCAGAACTGGCAGGGCGAGAAACTTACGAATACCAGCAATTGGCGCAACTGGTAGGGGTGGCAAAGGCAACCTGGACTGAAACTTATCTCCCGCACTGGCTGGAGATGAAACAAGCATTCGAGCGTCTCGATAATCAGGCTCTGCTTTCAGTTTCGCGATCACGTTCACAACAAAAGGCGACAAATTTAGACACAAGTCTTGCAAAACCGAACTGAAAAGCATATATTTCATGTAAATCTGATATCGTCGCCATAGCTTTGGTTGTCGACCGAATTACACAAAAGAGCCTCGGTTAATCGCCGGGCTTTGCCGTTTCTGGGCCGGAAGCTCATTTGGTATGAGCGGTCCCCTCATAAGGGAAGGGTAGACAGGTTCGAATCCTTCGCGGCCCACCAATTAAGCGCCATTAGCTCAACCGGAAAGAGCAATAGCCTTCTAAGCTATCGGTTTCAGGTTCGATCCCTGAATGGTGCACCAAATACCTACCAGGACCATAAGAGCGAAAGCTCAACGCACCACCCTCATCTTGCCCACTTCGCCGTGGGCTTTTTTATTCGCGCCCATCCATACAGCTAACCACTTACTCCTTGAACGCAATGGGTGAGGCGCTTCTCTACAAACACACAGCTCCCGCTTCACTTGCGAGGAGAGAGAATGTGAAGATGCCCTACAAACAAGACTTCATCGCTGCTTTGCTAGCTGCCAAAGAGCAGGGCATTGGTGCGATTCTGGCATTCATCATGGCTTACCTGCGCGGTCGCTATAACGGCGGCGCGGTAACAAAAACGCTAATTGATGCGCTGATGTGCGCGATGATTGCTTGGTTCGTTCGTGACCTTCTGGACTTTATCGGCCTGAACAGCAACCTCGCCTACATAGCCAGCGTCTTTATTGGGTACATCGGCACCGATTCGATCGGCAATATGATTAAAAAATTCGCAGCCAAAAAGGCGGGAGTTGACGATGCAAACCAGCCATGAAGGCATTGCACTGATTAAAGGTTTTGAAGGTTGTCGCCTGACCGCATACCCCGATCCCGGCACTGGTGGTGCGCCGTGGACAATTGGCTATGGCTGGACTCACCCGATAGATGGCAAGCCAGTAAAGCCCGGAATGACCATCGACCAGGAAACGGCTGACAGGTTGCTCAAAACGGGGCTGGTGAGCTATGAAAACGATGTGCTGAAGTTGGTCAGAGTGAAACTGACAAAGGGCCAGTTTGATGCGCTGGTCTCGTTCGCTTACAACGTCGGATCGCGGGCGCTTTCGACATCAACGCTGCTGAAAAAGCTTAATGCAGGCGATATCAAAGGTGCTGCCGATGAGTTTCTTCGCTGGAATAAAGCAGGTGGAAAAGAAATGCCAGGGCTCACGAAACGCCGCAAGGCTGAGCGTGAAGTGTTCCTGTCATGACAGTCATTCTTGAGAAGTACTGGAAGCCACTGGCGCTGATATCGCTGGTATCCGTCGCATTCATCGGCGGAAATGTCTGGAGCAGCCGCGGTTGGGAAAAGAAGTGGGCGGAACGTAATAGCGCGGAATCATCGCAAACAGCTAACGCGCAGACTGCAGCCCGGATGATTGAACAAGGGCGAATTATTGCCCGGGATGAGGCTGTTAAAGATGCACAAGCACAAGCCGCTAAATCTGCTGCCACTGCTGCTGGTCTGTCTGCCACTGTTAGCAAGTTGCAGCAACAAGCCAAAAAACTCGCTACCAGCCTGGACGCCGCAAAGCACACCGCAGATCTTGCCGCTACCGTCCGAAGCAAAACAACCAACGCCGACGCCAGAATGCTCGCCGACATGCTCGGAGATATTGCAGCAGAAGCTCAACGTTATGCTGGAATCGCTGACGAACGCTACCGTGCCGGAATGACATGTGAACGAATTTACGACTCGGTGAGACAGTCGAATAACGGGAAGTGGCAAAAAGCGGGGACGAATCCCCGCTAGCTGTTAGCCAACTTTGCGATAAGGGTAGCCAGCTTTTTTGATGTGGGCATCAAAATACTGACCTTTTGACGGTGCATTCATTAGCGCTGTGTGCACGGCAGAAGGAACCCGAGAGTATTGATAAATGCCACTGCTATGGAATGCAATTTCCAGCGTTGAAGTGGCCGGGTCATAACCTACTGATTGGAGATTTGAAGATGAAACAGGTTGACGAATCAAAGCAGTTTCCTCGTTTGAATGGGAAAAGTCCCGAGGAAATCGTAGAGCTATTCAAAAGTTATAACTTTGTCGATGATCATGGTCATCGACTGGATATGTGCCAGGACTTCATTGACTTAGTAGAGATTGCGACCGAAACAGATAAGTAGCCATCCCAAAGCTCATCTACGGGTGGGCTTGATAATGGTTATCCCCTCCTGAGATTAAAGATGGCTGGATGACGATAGGATTATCTAACGGCTGTACCGTGTTGGACATGAACAGCGTCATTCAGTATTCCCTGTCCTATGAATTAGAGAAAGAATAAATGGCAAAGCTCACAGACAAACAAGAGCTGTTTGCCCGTGAGTACCTGAAAGATTTAAATGCGACGCAGGCAGCTATCAGGGCGGGTTACAGCGAGAAGACCGCCAAAGCGCAAGGCGCTCGCCTGTTGACTAATGTTAACCTCCAGAACTTTATCTCCGGCCTCATGAGTCAGCGCAATGAGATGGTTAGCATTGACTCTGCCTATGTCCTTCGTCGCCTGGTTGAAATAGACCAGATGGACGTGCTCGACATTATGACAGATGAAATGAGCCTGAAGCCTGTATCTGAGTGGCCAGCTTCGTGGCGTCGCTACCTGAGCGGATTTGACCTTGCGGAAATGTTCGAAGGACGCGGCGATGACCGAGAGATGGTGGGCATCCTCAAGAAAATAAAATGGCCTGACAAGGTGAAGAACCTTGAGCTTCTCGGCAAACATGTTGATGTGCAGGCGTTTAAAGAGAACATTAAAACTGAAGTCACCGGCGCTAACGGTGGGCCAATCGTAACCGCTGATATGAGCCCTGAAGAGGCTGCAGAGAAATACAAAGACCTGATGGGTTAAATCATGCCAATACCTTTCCCGTTTGACTTCCGAAACCCGGATTATGTTCAGGTGTTCGAGTGGCGACAGGAGAGGATCCTTCGCATTCGAAATAACCCTGATTCAGTCCATTTGCTTTCGGCATTCTACAAAGACAACCCCGCTCAATTTATTATCGATTGGGGGATGACTTACGACCCGCGAAATCCTGAAAGGGGGCTGCCTTCATATATCCCGTTCCTGCTATTTCCTCGGCAAGAAGAGTGGATGGAATGGTTTATGGACCGATGGAAATCACAAGAGCCCGGCATCACTGAAAAGACCCGTGACATGGGAATGAGTTGGCTTACTGTCGCGCTGGCTTGCACGGTTTGCAATTTCAACAAAGGTATCAGCGTTGGAATCGGCAGCCGAAAAGAGGAGTACGTCGATAAGATTGGCGTTCCGAAGTCGCTGCTCGAAAAAGCCCGTATGTTCATGTCTCTGCTGCCGACAGAATTTCGCAATGGATGGAGCAGGGATAAAGATGCGCCTCATATGCGCATTAAGTTTCCCAGCACAAATTCAATCATCTCTGGTGAATGCGGTGACGGAATCGGGCGTGGTGATCGCGCCAGTTTCTACATCGTTGATGAAGCGGCATTCCTTGAGCGCCCGACACTAGTTGACGCATCGCTTTCAGCAACAACAAACTGCCGACAAGATATTTCAACGCCAAACGGGAACGCGAACAGCTTCGCTATTCGTAGGCATGGCGGGAAGATACCCGTATTCACATTCCACTGGCGCGATGACCCGCGTAAAGACCAGAAATGGTATGACAAGCAGGTTGAGCTTCTCGACCCGGTTACCGTCGCGCAGGAAATTGACATTGACTACAACGCGTCAGTAGAAGGCGTGATTATCCCTTCATCCTGGGTTCAGGCTGCTATCGATGCCCATATCAAGCTCGGAATTGAGCCATCAGGCGTGCGTAAAGGTGCACTTGATGTGGCTGATGAGGGCATCGATAAAAACGCATTTGCGTCTGGTCACGGCATTCTGATTGACGTGTGTGAAGAGTGGAGCGGAAAGGGCTCTGACATCTTCCAGACTGTTGTTAAGGCGACCAACCTCGCAGATGATAACGGATGCAGAGATGTCCTTTACGACGCTGACGGGATCGGCGCTGGTTGCCGTGGTGACTCAAAGCAAGTCAACGATGAGCGAAAAAAGGCGGGAAAGAAGACTGTCACATTCAGTGCCTACAAGGGCAGCGCTGGCGTATTAAACCCGGACAAAGTTTTGATGAAAGACGCCAACGGCAGAAACATCACGAACAAAGATTTTTTCTACAACTTCAAGTCTCAGTCATGGTGGCATCTTCGAACGTTATTTCTGAATACGTACCGCGCCGTCAATGGCATGAAATATGACAAGGACGAGATCATTTCACTCTCGTCAAAAATGGCCGCTCTTCCGAGGCTAACCTCTGAGTTAAGCCAGCCAACCTACAGCAAAAACTCAACCGGCAAAATCATCGTCGATAAGAAACCAGATGGTGCGCTTTCACCAAACTGCGCAGATAGCCTGGTCATTCTTAAATCGCCGGAGAGGAAGCCATTCCATATCCCTGACGAGATACTTCAATGACAAGACGTAAAGCCGCGCAGGCAGCTCGCCGGGAGCCAGCAAAGATTACTCAGATGCACATGGACTCTGCGGCGGTTGCTAATGACGCTGCGCCAATGGCTGAGTTTAAAACCTACGAGCCACTGCCGGGAGTTATCCCGAAAGACAAAGAGAAAGCCACATTCGCAATGGATGCGACGCCTTACGAGGCGATTAACGCCATGTATGCTGGCACTGAGTATTCAGGTTTCCGTGGTTATCCTGCGCTGGCTGCTATGTCTCAGCAAGTCGAATACTCGAACATGCACAACGTGTTCGCTGATGAGATGACCCGCAACTGGATTGAGGTTAAGAGCCGCAAGGAAGGCGACCACGACCCAGCCATTGATGAAATGGAAAGGGCGCTGGAGAAGTACGACGTTAAGCGCCTGATGCACGAAGCTGTGCGGCAGGACTCGATGTTTGGCGTGGCTCACATCTTTATCGACGTTGGCGCTATCGGCGAAGAGCTGAGTAAGCCACTTTTCTTCGACTCCCGCAAGATTCCAAAGGGTTCCCTAAAAGCATTTCGTGTTGTCGATCCAACATGGGTCTATCCGGCTCTGTATAACACTCGACGGCCTTTGCAGAAAGGTTTCTACAAGCCGCAAGCATGGTTCGTTATGGGCGATACGGTAGATGAGTCTCGCTTCATGGATATCGTGAGTCGACCGGTTCCTGACATTCTCAAGCCGTCGTACAACTTCGGCGGCCTGTCGCTCACGCAGCTGATGGAGGATTACGTTACAGACTGGCGCGACGCCAAGAAGAACGTGATTAAGATTCTACGCACTCTCCGTATGCGAGCACTGAAGACTGACATGGATGCCAGATTGCAGGAGCCTGGGCAGTTCGATAAGCGCATCAAGCTATTCACGCAGTACCAGGATAACTTCGGCATATGGGCGCTGGACACGCAAGAGGATTTGCTGCACATGCAGACATCCCTTAGCGACCTGTCCAACCTGTTATCGAACTATCAGGACCAGTTGTGCATGCCTGCCCGAATCACCAACCTGAAGCTTCTGGGTAACGCTCCTGCTGGCCTGAATGCTTCTGGCGATTCCGAGCTTGCTACATGGCACGAAACGGTGTCCGGGTATCAGGACGGGGAAATGCGTCGCCCGCTGGAGAACATCTTCAAACTGATTCAGCTCTCTGAGTTCGGCGCTATCAACGACGACATCTATTTCGAGTTCAAACCTCTGGATGAAATCAGCGAGAAAGAGCGTGCTGAGATTGCCAAGCTGCGCGTTGAAACGGTAGCGGTGGCGGCAGATAGCCAACTCGTCAGTTCTGACGAAGCGCGTGAAGCACTGAAAGGCATTGAAAACGCCGGTTTCGAAACTCTGGATGGTAACTATGAGCCGGAAGAAGACTAAGAGGGTTGCTATGAACGAAAATAATAACTTGTTAGAAAGAGTAAATGGCAGGATGAGATTTCTTGCGGATGCAGGGAATGTGAAAGATGTGGAACTGTACTCATCCCTCCTATCTTGGATTGGCTCACTAACTCGTCAGCTTGAGAATGCCAATTATGAATGGCGTGAGGCGCAAGCAAACTATGACGCAAGCAAAGCGACAAAAAGTCGGTAGAAAGCATTCTAATTCGCTCAAACCGGTAAATTATAACGCCGGGAATATCAAGTGGTATCAGCGGGAGCTACTCGCAGAGATACGCGAGATGAACGACGACGTTAAGCGGCAGGTTCTCGATATCATCCGCGACAATCCTCTGGCGCAGGATGAACAACTGGCAATGGACGCCAACCCAGTTCAACTGGTTAAGCGCGCACTTGATGCGCTGGCCCGCAAATGGGTAGACCGCTTCATCAACAAGGCACTCCCGATATCTGATGACCTGGTTAAGAAAACAGAGTCAGCGGTTGATCGGGGGCTGCTTGCGTCAGCCCGAAAAGAATCCCTCACCATCAATATGCAATGGACACCGGCAATGACCGAAAAGGTCGATGCCATCATTGCTGAGAACGTGTCGCTGATTCGCTCCATCCCTGAGAAATACTTCACCGAGGTTGAGGGTATGGTGTACCGGGCCGTTGCTCGTGGTGGTGGCCGTAAAGCACTGGCTGATGAGATTGAGGCTAATTTCGGTAAGCGTCACGGCATTACCAGGCGCAGGGCGGAGTTTATTGCACGCGACCAGACGCGCAAGGCAACCAGCGCACTGTCAGCAGCAAGGCAGCAGGCGGCGGGTATTACCGAGGGTGAGTGGGTGCATAGTGGTGGTGGACACAAGCCACGACAAAGCCATGTGAAAGCCGGAAAAGAGCGAAAGCGCTTCAAGCTGTCCGAAGGTTGCCTGATTGATGGCGAGTACATCATGCCGGGTCAGTTGCCTAACTGCGGGTGTACCTGGCGTCCAGTATTGCCATTCTGATTTAACAAACAACACAAGGTCACTTCGGTGGCCTTTTTTATTACCTGAAGAAAGGTAACAACATGAATGATGTGAAGTTTGCCTTTGATAAGGCCAGCGTTCGCAGATACGACGCTGACGGAATGCTTCATGTGTCGCTGACACCAATCAGTAAAGCCAACGTTTGCGTCTACTACGGGAAAGAGATTCCTGACTCTGAAGCGTTGGGGTTGGAGCCTAATAAGGCTTACCGGCTGCTTCGTGATCCGGAAGAGCTTAGGAAGGCTGTGCCAACGTTCAACAACAAGCCAGTTCTTAATCAGCACATTGGCGTTAGCGTAGTCGACCCACCTAAAGAAGCCATCATCGGTTCAACCGGAGAAAGCGCCGAGTTTGACGGAACCTATCTGAAGAACTCAATGGTCATCTGGGACGTTGATTCCATCATGGGAATTGAGACCGAGAGGCAGAAAGAAAATTCATCCTCCTATCGCTGGCGACCAGATATGACTCCCGGCGTGTACGAGGGCGAGGCATACGATGGAGTTATGCGCGACATCGTTTGTAATCACGTGGCAATCGTGCCAAGTGGTCGGGCTGGCCCCGACGTGTTTGTTTATGACTCCAAACCAACAGGAAGCATCCTAATGACACTGAAAGATAAGCTGATGGCAGCCATCAAGCCGTACCTGGCGAACGATGAGAAGCCTGAAGACGTTGAAAAGAAAGTGGACGAAGTTATCAAAGACGAAGCCACTCAGGCCGAGAAGGATAACGAGTCCGAGGCCGAGCGACTGAAACGCGAAGAGCGTGAACTGAAAGAGCGTGAAGAACGCGAAAACAAAGACCGTAAACGTGATCGCGCGGAAGACGAAGACGACAAAGACAAAAAGTCGAAAACAGCTGACGACGAAGACGACGACAAAAAAGAGAAAGAGAAAATGGCTAACGACAGCAAGTTAGCGATGGATGCAGCCATTAAAGGTGTCGAAGCTCGATTCGCTGCACTGCGTCAGGCCGAGCGTGATGTTCGTCCGGTTGTTGGGGAACTGGCATGCGACAGCGCTGAAGAAGTTTACCGTACTGCCCTGAAACAGATGGGCTGCGAAGACCATGCAACACTGCCAGAAGGTGCGCTGCGCTCCGTGTTCAACGCACTGGCTAAAGCTCCAGCAATGGCGCAAGACTCAGCCACTCACCATCTGAGCGGCGACACCAAATCCGATGTACTGAAAATGATTCGCGGGGGTAAAGCATAATGGCATTTCAAGAAAGCGTAGACATCTATCGCGGTGTCGGTCAGGTCGGCCATCCGGCTTCATCTTCCCCAATCATCGCAGCTGCAGGCGGTCCTGGCGCGTTTAAATCGGCAACCGCTGGCGTAAGCATTGCGACCTTCGTATTCCGTGATGCTGCCGATCCTAAAGTGGTTACCAACGTAGCGCCTGCTGCTGATTCAAAAGCGGTTGGTTTCATCCAGAACCTGGCGCAGGCAATCATCGGATACGGTCAGAGCGCAAGCATGCTGATTCGCGGCGGTGTTGAAGTCTCCCCGAAAGTAGGCGGCGACTTCTGGGTTAAGTCCAAAACCGTGGCAACTGTCGGGCAAAAGGTCTTTGCCAGCGTAACCGACGGTACAATCGCTACCGGTGCAGCAGGCGCGACCGTAGCTGGTCATGTTGAAACTGACTGGTTCGTCTCTCAGGGCGCAGCAGTTGGCGATCTGGTTATCATTTCTTCCTGGAGCAAAGCATAATGCCACAACCAACTTTTAAAGATTTTATCCAGGTTGCTAACGCCCAGGGTATTACCTTCCCGGCGTCAGTTAACCGTCTGGCAATGGATGCAGATCCGCAGCCTTCACTACCTGCAAACGGCGGTATTCCTGCTATCGTTTCAACCTTCATCGATCCGACTATCGTTGAAACCCTATTCACCCCGAACCGCGCAGTAGCCATTCTCGGACGCGAAGAGAAACGCGGCGCGTGGGCGCAGGATAGCTTCATGATCCAGCGCATCGAAGAAACCGGCGACACTGTTGCGTATGACGACTACAGCGAACAGGGCGCGGTGCAGGTTACTCCGTCATGGGAACATCGTGACGTATACCGCTACCAGACCGTCGTGCAGTATGGCGAACTGGAGCGGGAGCGTTACGGCCTTGCTATGCTGCCATATGCCGCCAAAAAACAGCGCGCTGCTGTAAACGTTCTCGACCAGGACCAGAACAAGTTCTACTTCTACGGCGTTGCCGGTCTGCGCAACTACGGCATGCTGAACGACCCATCCCTCCCGGCGCCCATCACCCCGCTGACTGTTGGGAGCAGCGTGCTGTGGAAAGATAAGCAAGTTGTCGATAAGTATAACGACATCCTGGCGCTGTACGAAGATCTCGTGGCGCGCTCCAACGGTATCGTCGGTGACGGCGTGGACATGTCCTCTAAGCTCGTTCTGGCGATGTCCAACAAACTCAGCGTTAACCTGAAGTCTGCAAACGAAATCTTCGCAACTTCGCTGGAAGACATGCTGAAGAAAGCCTTCCCTAACATGCGGTTCGAAACTGCACCGCAGTACAGCACTGCCGCCGGTGAGCTGATTCAGATGTTTGTTGAAGAGGCGCAGGGTCAGGAAGTCGGCTTCATGGCGTATAGCGAAAAACTCCGTGCTCACCCACTGGTAACTGAGCTTTCCCACTACAAGCAGAAATACTCCGGTACTACTTACGGCGCGGTAATCACGCAGCCATTCTTATTCGCGCAAATGCTGGGAGCGTAAGCAATGGCAAAGGCATCTACCTACATCATCGGCTGCAAACTTCCTGCTGGCCTGGTCATCAGTCACGAAGGTCAGCGGGTTAAGCTCGCTGGCACCAATGACTCGCTATTGATTAACGGCTTCGGCATCACCCGCGATGTTCCTGCTGAGTTATGGGATGGGTTCGCGAAAACCTTCGCAGACCAGCCAATGATCCGCAATGGCGTCGTGTTTGCTGTTACTGACGAAGCATCAGCAAAAGATGCATCTCAGGAACGTTCAGGCCAGAAGACCGGCATGGAGCAACTTGACCCGAAAAAGCAGACGACGAAGCCTGATAAAGAGGAGTAAATCATGGCAATTGTGGTGCTTGATATCCCCAAGTTCCGCGCCATGTTCCCCGAATACTCCAATGCCCCTGATGTCCAGCTTCCATTTCTGTTTGACCAGTCTACCGACTATCTGAACAACTCCGAGTACTCACTAGTTGAAGATGCCATCAAGCGAGAGCGTCTGCTCTATCTGCTTATGGCTCATTTGGCATACATGAGGTTCGGGGATGTTAATGGTAACGGCGGAACGGGAATGGTTGGGAGGCTGGCGTCAGCATCAGAGGGAAGCGTGTCTGTTTCATCCGATGCTGGGCCAATTGAGTTCCGTTACATGTGGTACACCCAAAGCCAGCACGGAATGGACTTCTGGCAAGCAACCAAAGTTTACCGCATGGCGAACTACTATCCGGGGAGCGTGTATGGCTGATGCTATCGAAGACTTTCTGAATAATGTTTCCTCTCAACTGGATTCTAAGCAGGTGAAGGTGGGTTTTATTGACGGCGCGACCCACACAGAAACCGGAGAGAGCATTGCCCAGATTGCTGCGTGGAATGAATACGGCCAGCCCGAAAATAACCAGCCTCCAAGGCCTTTTTTCAGAAATGCCATCTCCGATCATGAGGATGAGTGGAAGGAATCGCTGGCGAAGATGATTAGTTCTGGAATTACGGTCGATCAGGCCCTTGAGTTAATTGGTGCACAGATTCGAGGTGATGTTCAGGAGTCTATTTCTCAACTGATGGACCCTGCATTGTCAGATGCCACTCTCCATATTCGCAGAACCAGAAAGAAAAGACCGACAGACTCTACAAAGCCTTTAGTGGATAGTGGAGACATGTTTGGCGATGTGAAATACGAGGTGGGCGAAATTGAACCTTCACAAAATATCCAATAGCGCGATTCGCCGGGTAAACCCGAACATCCAGGCAATTGTCCGTCGGTATGCTGGAGAGACGATGGGGCCTGGGCGCAAGCCAATTCCTCAGTACGCGCAGGACGAAGAAATAACCATCCAGTTTCAGCCACTCACCAAAGGCGACCTGCAGCACGTAGACGGCCTCAATATTCAGGGGTTGTTCAAGTCCATCCATGTCAACGGAAGTTTCTACAGCGTCAACCGAGAGATGCAGAAGGGCGGCGACCTGTTCATTGTCGACGGTAAGACGTGGCTGGTTATTGAGCCTCTGGAATTGTGGCCCGACTGGTCGAGGTTGCTGGTATGCCTGCAGGTGGATGAATGAACGACTTCACGATAGATAACATCATTGATGTGCTTGCTGATTTCGTAGAGCCAATTTGTGGAAAAGTTCAGCAGGCTCAGGTTGACAGGATTCCTATGCCGAAAGGTGAGTTCTGCATCCTAACGCCACTGAGATTCACTCGCTTATCAACCACTCGCGACATCAAGCAGGACACCGGTAACCCATCCGACAGCGCGATGGGGTACACGGAGGTTCGGCAGGCTGACGTTCAGGTTGATATCTACGGCGATAAGGCTGGCGACCGGGCCATTGCTCTGGAGACAGTTTTTACCAGTGGCTATGGCTACGAAAAGATAAAAGCCCTCGATGAGAGGCTTGCGCCGCTTTACTCATCTGCGGCCATTCAGGCACCCATGATAAACGCCGAGAAGCAGTGGCAGGAGCGCTACATCATCACGCTGTCGCTACAGGCTCACATTACCGTGTCGTTCCCTCAGGATTACTTCGACAAGGCCGAAATTTCAACACAACAGGTGGAAAGCCTCACATGAGCAAAATACCTTTATCAACTGACTTCGCCATCACCCCCGGCGTGGTCTCTCCTGCCGGATCGGCGGTTGACGCGATTGGGCTGATGCTGACTGATAACGAACTTATCCCAGTTGGCAAAGTTCAGTCTTTCTTTGAAGAGTCCGATGTATCAGCCCTGACTGGTAGTGCATCTAAAGAGTTTTTGGCTGCCCAGCAGTATTTCAACGGCTACGAGAACTCATCAGTTACTCCTGGTGAACTGCTGATGTATCGCATCGTTACTGCTGACGTTGCTGGATACCTGTTATCTGGCTCTCTTAAAGGCGTATCCCTTGCATCGCTGAAAGCGATTCCGGCAGGGACTATCACACTGTTTGTCGATGGTACGTCTACGACCAGCGCATCTATCGACCTGTCAACAGCAACAAGCCTTTCCGATATTGCTGACAAACTGGAGACGGGGATCGGCGCATCAAAAGTCGAGGTTGAATGGAACTCAATTGCTAATCGCTTCATCATCCGCTCGCTGACGACCGGCAATGCCAGCGAAGTATCTTTCGCTATTGCAGGAGCTATAGCCACCGGTCTGAAGCTGACTAGCGACACCGCAGCAATTGTCTCACCAGGCTCCGTAGCTGTTTCTATGACGGATATGATGGACAGCATCACGAACGTCAATCAGAACTGGATACCATTTGAATCACTGGTAACGCTAGACGAAGAGCAAAACACCGAGCTTTGCGCCTGGACTAACGCACAATCAAGCCGCTATGCATTCGTCTACCATGACGTATCTGATGCGCCAACCATTGCTAATAACCCTGACTGCTTCTATCAGAAGGTAGTGGTGGCAAATGGTTACGAGGGGATTTTCCCGGTATATGGCTCGTATCTGTACGGCGTGATGCCTCTGGCATATTCAGCCAGCATCAACTTTGCGCAAACTAATGGGCGCGTATCGTTCAAGTTCCGCGGATTCTCCGGCCTTTCTCCAAACGTCACTGATCTGGCTACCGCGAAGGCACTGAAATCCAACGGTTACAACTTCTACGGTGATTACGGCCTTAATAAGACCATGAAGCAGTACGCTTCAGATGGTGCAATCAGCGGGAAATTCCTGTGGCTGGATAGCTTCATTGACCAGGTATGGATTAATGCGAATCTGGTTGCTGCTTATGCTGAATTGTTCACGGACAATCAGTCATATTCATACAACTCTAACGGTTACGGTGCTGTACAGGCTGCGACGATTGATCCGGCTGAGTTGGCGGTCACATTCGGTGCAATCCAGCGCGGTGTGACCCTTGATGCCTCTCAAATTCGCCGGGTGAATAACAAAGTTGGCAAGGATATCTCATCTATCCTCTACTCTCAGGGCTGGTATCTGTACATACCTACGCAAAATGGATCTGCTCGAATTGAACGAGAACTAAAAGGCGTAGTGTTCTTTTGGGTTGACGGCCAGTTAATCCAATCCATTTCTATGGCATCAACAGCTATTCTGTAAGGACGACAAAATGCCAATTGACATTACAAGTGCTAATTCCAAGATGCGCATCGTCGTACCTGCTTACTACCCTGGCGGTTTTGATGTAGACGATTACGCAGCCGACAACATGTTTGAAACCGGCGCATTGCAGAACAAAGAAGACATGATGTCTGCAGATGGCAAATACCATGCTGGCTTCATCTTCAACCCGACCGAGCTCACCATTACTTTGATGGCGACGTCGAATGCCAGCAGCCTGATTGATGACTGGATTGCTGCTGAGCGAACGGCAATTTCGGCGTTTGCTTGTAACGCCACGTTGACCGTCCCAGCGCTGGGTGCGAAGTGGAACTTCGTAAACGGAGTCCTCTACACTTGGACACCGACTCCTCAGGGTCGCCGCGTTCTTCAGCCACGCCCGGCAGTATTCCACTTTGAGACCGTCACACGGAGCGCTATCTGATGGCACGTAAAGAGATCCCCTTCATTGTCGAAGAAGAAGGCCGCGATAAGGGTAAAGAATTTCTCATCACTGAGATGTCGGCGTGGGATGCCGACTCTCTGGCACAGGATATCTTCCGAGCCATGGGTGATTCGAACTACAGCAGCATCCCGGCTGATGTGATCGCAATGGGATGCGCCGGGCTGGCAACGGTTGGCCTGAGCGTCATCTCTGCATCATCTCCGGAAGTGGCCCGACAGTTGCGCGACCGCCTGATGTCGACGGTGGATATCATCATCACCAATGACGGGAAGCGCCAGCAGCGCAAAGTGAATGGCTCTCTGGACTTCGAAGAGGTGTCGACCATTCGCTCACTGCTGGATAAAGTATTTCAGGTTAATTTCGATTTTTTAACGATCGCCGGAGAGTAAAGTATCCCTTCCTTGAGGAAGATGCTCTACCGGCTAAGTTAGTTACCACCGTCAATATCTCATCAACCATCAACGCCATTATCTGCTCCGGCAAAGCCTCGTACCTCGATTTGCAGGAGAGGCTTTCCGTAGCGGATATGTACAACCTGCTCGAGATTATCTCAGTGGAAAACTTTAATCAGCGCGTGTGGCATAAGTACCAGGAGCAACGATGATCATCAACGAGTTGGCCTATAAGGTCACAATCAAGGCTGACGAGTTCCTGAACGGCAAGCGTAAGCTGAAAGATGAGGTGAAGCAGCTGGAGGGGGATTTTGACCGCTCCAGTAAAAACATCAGTCGCACACTGAAATCGAGCACTCTGGATGTAACTCAGTTTGGCAGCGCGGCGGCGTCATCGTTTCGCGGAGCTTACACAGCGGCCGCCGGGTTCCTCGGTATCGGTGCCGGGCTTTATGGCATCAAACAGCTATTCACTTCAACCTCCAACGAAATCGTTCGTGCGAGCAATCAGGCAAAGTTCTTCGGCACTGATGTGAATAAGATGTTTGGCATGCGGAGAGGCTTCCAGCAAGCTGGATTGAACGGCGATGCGTTCATCGGGGCTTCCGGTAATGCCCGTATGGCGCTGGCTAATATCAAAGACCCGACAATCTTTGGTGGGCTCACCGGCGCGGCGCAAAACCTGATGGTATTAGGTGCGCGTACCGGCCTGAACATCAATAACCTCGGCGACCCTAACAAGGCGTTAGGTGAATTCACCCGCTACGGAAAATCACACTCTCAGGAAAACCTGATGCAGGTGATGGCGGCTGCCGGATTCGACCCGACAGACGCAGCCAAAATTAAATCAGGTGAGCTAAAGTCTCTGGTCGACTCGGAAACGAAGAAGTCGAACATCACTGCCGCCCAAGTGAAAGAGCAGGAAAACCTGTTGGTCAAGATGGGAGAGCTAAGCTCACAAGTTCAGCGTGTTGCTCAGGGGATCGCAATGGCGTTTACCCCGGCAGTAATAGATGCGATGGACTCCTTTGGAAAGTGGATAGAATCCCATCAAGGAGAAATCATTGGTTTCTTTGAAGATGCCGGGGACAAAGTAAAGGCGCTCACTGATGCCGTGGGTGATGCTAATGCTTTATTGATTTTGTTAGCAGTAGGGCTTAGATCAAACCCATTGGTGATGGCAGCGATTGCAGCGACAACGGCGGCGAATGCTGTTGACAAGGAGAATGAAGATGCTAAAAACGAAGGTAAAAATCTTGGCGACTACATGTACGACAAGGTACATGAAGGGAAAACTCCGTTTTTGACCTGGGATGACGTAAAGTCATTTTTTGGTTTCGATGAGCCAGAGCAGCATGCACAGTCAGCCCGTCGAAAAGGAAGTTTACCTAATAGGAATAACAATCCAGGAAATCTTAGACCATCTGGCGCATCGTCTGGTTTCAGATCCTTCTCTAGCGAGCGAGAAGGATGGGATGCCATGTCAAATCAGTTGATGATGTATTTTAATGGGACAAGTCGAGCGGCAGGATTCAAGAAGCTTCGCACTGTTAACGACATCATCAACAAGTGGGCCCCGCCATCTGAAAATGACACTGGTAGTTATGTGAAAGAAGTCGCTAGTTACATGGGGGTTGGCGCGAATGACGAGATTAACCTTGCTGATCCTAATGTGATGGCAAGGTTGCGGACTGCAATGGCTCGTCGAGAAGGGTTTGGAAACTGGAAGAATGGGTTAAAAATTGGTGGCGCAAATCAATTCCAGAATGAATATTATCTTCAGCAACAGAGATGGGCGAACACAAGACCCTCGATGGCAAACTCCAGCATCGACAACAGTCAGCAAAGCAGCATTAACATCAATACAATGAACATTAACAGCAATCCACAGTCGGTTGATGCTCTTGCCAAAACAGTTAACCAGCAAGTGGGCAGATCATCGACTAACGCTGCATTTTCCAGCAGCGTTAGATGATGATTAACGGCATGTATTTGTTCGCATATTGTCGTATCATATAAAGGAATATGCATAAGGGGAGCCATGATATGCGCCGTTCACTGCTGTATTTATTTATCTATGTTTTTACATTGATGTTCTTCGCAAAACCAATAGATATCATGATGAGTGTTGATGTCTGGTATGCTCTGATGCTGATGGCTCTCTGGGTTGTAATTTCGGCTGCTATTGTTCATATCATTCACTTTTGGCCTACGAAGATAAAAAATTAACGCCCACTCAGGTGGGCTTTTTATTGGAGATTACTATGATAGTTTATGCAGCTGATTTCCATCCGAATGGCTTCTTCATAAACGCTCCAAAGCAAGATGACTTTTGGGTTCATCTCGGCCCTCTAGTAGGCTGGGGTAAGTTCAGTATGTTGTACGAGACCAATGAGTTCACGAAGCCTTCAGCGCTTTTTCAATTAGTTGAAGTGCTACCGGCAGGTTCTGAACCCCCTGAGTCAGTAGTTGGAGGATCAAATGTTTTATGGCGTCTGACGGAAGCTCTCGAAGTTTTGAAATCAGTCCCTTCTTCTGGTCTTCGGGAATATTTGAAGCAGAAATAATGTCTTCAATTGCTACCAGGGTATCGTTATGTAGTTTGATAATTTTTACGTTCAAGATAGCGCCTAAACCACCATCGTCACGGACAAAATCAACGCCAATATGGGTTAGACGAAGGGTGTTAGAGGCCCACTGAAATGAATTTCTGACCCCATCGGAACTGATTTCCATGTGGAAATCTATAAGGCCATGTTCTCTAAGGTACAGAAGGTTGTCAGTAAAATAGTCGTCATTACCAAACTCTCGCTCAATTTCGGCCAGTATTTCGTAAGATATTGGGTGTGGTCGAGCATCGTATAAGGCAAGCAACAACTTTCTTTGCAAATCACGATCGTATTTGTCAGTCATTTTTCTTCCTTGCTGTACATTTTATTTAGCGTTTCAAGAAGCGCTTCTTTGAATTTTTCAGCTTCACGAGAAGCAAATTCCTCTTTGCTGCTCACATCGTTGGAAACAGCATCAAGCAGAATTTGAACAATTTCAGCATTCATAGATCTTCTGTTGTTCTTTGCACGTAACCTTATTTTCTCTTTTAACTCATTGGAAACGCGGATGTTTATCTGCGGCTCTTCTCTAGACATGATGCCTCCGTGGTGTAACCGTAATACTACCCTTGCATTACTCAGGTCACAATGGTATAACGGTTATACTAAAATGATATGGAGGTAGTATGATTGTTCCGTCAGATGCACCTAAGTACAACCTGCGAATTCCGGCAGAGATTAAAGAGATTATTGAGAAGTCAGCAAAAGATGAAGGGAGATCGGTAAATAGCGAAATTGCAAAAAGGTTAATGGATAGCTTGAAACGTGATGGATTACTGTAACCTGAAATGTTGAAGCCCCAACTACTTGCGATAGTCAGGGCTTCCGATGTTAGTCAATCTTGAGGAAAAACCAACATGACAAGTATAGCAATTCTTGAAGCAGTTAACACCTCTTACGTGCCATTCAACGGGCAACAGATCATCACCGCTATGGCTGCCGGTGTAGCATATGTGGCGATGAAGCCAATCGTTGAGAACCTCGGTATGAGTTGGGGTACTCAGCAGCAGAAGCTGATGAAGTCTCTGGAAAAATTCAACTGTATTCATATGAATATGGTTGCTGCTGACGGAAAGCTGCGTAAACTTCTTTGCCTGCCACTGAAGAAACTCAATGGCTGGCTGTTCAGTATCAACCCTGAGAAAGTTCGTGCCGATATTCGCGACAAGCTGATCCAGTACCAGGAGGAATGCTTTACCGTTCTGCACGACTACTGGACGAAAGGAAAAGCTGAGAATACTCGCAAGAAAACAACGGTAGATGAACGCACTCCGTTACGTGATGCTGTGAACATGCTGGTAAGCAAAAAGCACCTGATGTACCCGGAAGCATACGCAATGATTCATCAGCGTTTCAACGTGGACAGCATAGAGGATTTGGAGGCTGAGCAGATACATGAGGCCATCGAATATGTTCACCGCGTGGTACTTGAAGGTGAGTTTCTCGGCAAGCAGGAAGCGTTACCAGCTCCAAAACTGGATATCAACTTCCCTATTTCGTGGTTTGTCGAAAATGCCCCATACACGGTTATACGCCAGCAATGCGGTGACACGATAGCACTTGATCGCAGTGCTCTGGTTGATTGCAGCCCAGCATATAAGCTGATTGCTGCATTGACAGACGCCGGGTACGACGTTAGCGCAGTAAGTGCTGAGTTAAAGGCGCTGCGTACCATCATGGCTGAGCAGGGGTGGGCATTGAAAGAAATCGCATCATATACGGCTGTGCGTGATAAGGCTTGTCATCGAATTAGTATTTAAATCACAGAAACCATTACCAAACCTCGCCTCGGCGGGGTTTTTTATTGCCCGGAGAACCGATGAGCATTCTCAGTCTCAATACAGCAGACATATTCAACGCGATTGGCGGCGGTTCTCCGCTTTCCATCATTGATAGCGTTCTCCACCCTCAGTACTTGATCCGCAATAGCAAGACCAACGCAGTAGCGCTTGAGTTCAGCGGCATGGCATCTATTCAGCCAGGCGGTCGGGCGCAGATAACTAACGCCCCGGTGGAGAAAGGTCAGTATCAGTCGATAAACAAAGTAAGAGAACCGGCCATAATTCGCTGTTCAGTCATCATCACTGGCCTTTCTGGTTTTACCGGATCCATCCCAAACATTTTTGACCTGACATTCACCAGCCAAAACTCAACGCTAAACACCATCAAAGAGATGCTGGCTGCAACTGAGACCTACGATATAGAAACCCCGAAAGAAACGCTTCAGAGCTATGACCTTGTAGACCATGACTACGAAGTAACCTCACAGCGAGGGGTGTCAATGCTGACTGTGTTCCTGATATTCCAGGAAGTGATGCAGCAGATGGAAGTGACTCTTTCTGGAGCCCAAACAAATAACAGTCCAACTGATGATGAGATAAGTCAGGGGGTAACAGGGACTGGCGGATTCCAGAAAAGTGCAGGTTCAACTCCATCCACAGTAGACCAACTCGGTAAATCATGGTCATCGCTGAAGAAATCAGTCGGTGAAATAACAGACAGTGCCACCAGTGCAATCACCACCGGTTTTAAAAGCGCTCTCGAGACAGTTTCAGAGCCCGTTCTGAATGTGGCGAATAGCGCTACAGAAAAGGCCGCTGAGCTTGCAGGGAACATTAGCAAGAACATAACTGGTGCATCGAGTAAATAACCATGCAGACGATTTCTATAGAGCCAAAAAAATCACAAACCTTATCCATTAACCTTGCCGGGCAACCGTGCGTTATTCGCCTGATACAGCGCGAAAGCTTCATGTATATGGATTTAACGGTAAACGGCTACCCAATTATGCAAGGCGTTCCGTGCCTTTATGGAAACAAGATGGTTGGGTATTCGTATCTTGGATTTAAAGGTGATCTGGTTTTTATCGATAATGACGGGCAAAACGATCCGTTTTATGAAGGCCTGGGGAGTCGTTACATCCTCTATTACATAGAGGAGAGCGAACTTGTATAAGCAACACTCTCTCCGGTTTGAGTTCAAAAATAAAACCGGCGCATTCGATAAGGCAGGCAATGACAAAATAACTATTATCAATGTTAAGGCAACAGTATCTCTCAATGGTGTTATTGGAAGGACGGGAACATCTGCAGAAGTGTCCCTGTATGGCCTCAGTCTGGAGAGAATTTCTGAGTTATCAGGAAGAGCAAACGGTAGCACATCGAATACCCAAAATATAAACGTAGGTATTTTTGCTGATGACATTCTTGTTTTTTATGGGGTTATGACCGCCTCCATAGCAAATATGAACCAAGCGCCAGATAGTTGCCTTTCTATCACTGCAATAGCAGACGCTGAGTTAAGAAATAAGGCGGTAAGCCCTTTCACTGCTAAAGGCTCGCAAAGCCTGACAGATGTCATTAATGCTATCTGCACCGCAGCCGGATACGAAGCAGTCTTCGGTGAAGGTGTAAACGGAATGACCACTTCCGGAAGTCCTCATTTTGAAGGAAGCGTGTTCGACCAGCTTCATCAGGTTTGCTCAGGGTATGGGCTGGCGATGACTGTTACTCCACCAGGAAAAGCAGAGTTTTGGCCTTCAAATTCACAGAGGGATAACGTTGTTCCGTATATATCAAGCGAATATGGATTGATTGGTTACCCGGTATTTGCGGCGGGCGGCGTTATGTTCCAGACGCAATATTCATCTCTTCTTTCAATCGGAAGATACATCGAACTGAAAACCGAGGTTCCGTGGGCGAGCGGAAGATATCAACTTTCTACAGTTCGTCACGAGCTTTCATCGTGGATAACTGGCGGACCATGGCATTCGATATGCACCGCTAACAGAACGGAAAAGGACCGAGCGGAGGCGCAAAGTGCCAATAGATAGCAATCAGTTCACCCCTACCAGCGCCCAGATTAATGATGCCGAATCAATTGCATATGCATTCAACATGCTTATGTCTGGTTACTACTTCATTGAGATCGTCATGGTTATGGAGGTGCGTGGTGAGGATGAGAATCTGGTGGTAGATGTTCTTCCATTGCTTTCACGTACCGATAGAACCGGCGCTCCAATAAAAAACTCGATAATTTATGACATTCCAGTTTTCAGACTGCAAAGCGGAAACAGTGCGGTAGTGATAGACCCTACGCCGGGTGACATTGGTCAAATCCTTGTTAATGACAGAGATACAACTCTGATCAGAGCAAACAGAAAAGAATCCCCACCGGGAAGCTCAAGAACGCACAGTAAATCTGATGCCACATATCTTGGTGGAATACTCAACACAAAGCCAACAGAATTCGTCAAATTCACTGGCTCTGGCATCAACATCAAATCACCCGGAACTGTAAACATCAACGGTCTGAAAATACTTCCAGATGGTCGCTTGCAGCTTGTAGACGGGAGCGTTGTTGATGCACACACCCATGGTGGTGTATCACCTGGCGGAAGTAATACCGCGCCTTTGGAGCCATAAATGACATACAGAACCATGCAATTAGACACGTCTACGTGGGATTTGACGCTGGACGGAAACGGGAATCTGGCGATCGCCGATGAATCTTATTCTGTGGCTCAGGACGTAGCCAGCGCATGCCTGGTGTTCTCTGGTGAATGCTACTACGACAACACCCTGGGAATTCCGTGGAAAACAGAGGTACTTGGGAAACGTCCATCACCGGGATTCATTGCGCAGAAGATGCAGACAGAGGCGCTCAAGTTGCCAATCGTTGATCAGGCTCTGGCATCCGTCTTCTTTGACAAAAACACCCGCACAACTCGCGGGACGATCCGCGTAACCGATATAAACGGCAATATTGCACAGGCCACTTTATGACGACATTAAATACAGCCGTTCCTGATGTCACCATCACTGAGAATGGCCTTTTGGTACCGGACGTATCAGATGTGTTAGCTGGTCGCTTGACCGACATGGTTACCGCGCTTGGTGGCGGTGCAAGCCAGTCTCTAAGCTCACCGCAAGGGCAGATCGCACAGTCCGATACAGAGATTATTGCTCAGGAGTATGACAAGCTGTTGTGCCTGTTTAATCAGGTCAACCCTGATTACGCAACGGGTAGATTTCAGGACGGCATCGGTCAGATTTATTTCATGAACCGGATATCGGCGCAGGGTACAGTTGTTACCGCAACCTGCATTGGTCAGGTCGGCACAACAATTCCCGCGGGAAGTACAGCCATTGACACCAATGGATATATCTACCGGTCTATTGATATTGCAACGATACCAGCGTCAGGAAGTATAGATGTTCAGTTCGTGAATAACACAACTGGCACCATCCCATGCGCAGCCGGTGCATTAAATCAGATTTACCGGGCAGTATCTGGATGGGATGCGATCACAAACGCCAGCCCCGGAGTGGTAGGTGTAGATGTTGAATCACGCATAGCGTTTGAAACACGTCGTAAACAGTCAGTAGCGAGAAACAGCCGCAACCAGGACGCATCAACGCTTTCTGCTTTGCTGGCAACCAATGGTGTTCTTGATGCCTATGTCTGGTCAAACAGAACTGCAGCTACAGTAAACCAAGGAACCACAAACTTTCCGGTGCTGGCGCATTCGATTTACATCTGTGTTTATGGTGGAACAGATGAGGATGTAGCGGAGTCAATTTTCCAGACGTACAACCCGGGCGCAAACCTGAACGGCGATACCTCTTATACGGTTTACGACAATGTTAACTATCTGCCGCCATACCCTTCCTATGTAATGCAGTGGCAAAAAGCAACGCCGACCAGAGTTTATTTTAGCGTTGAACTGGATAGTTCTCTTAACCCACCTAGTGATATCACATCACAAGTGAAAAGCATGATCGCATCAGTTTTCAATGGTGGCTATGAGGGTATTGGGAAAGCAAGGATAGGTTCTACCATTAATGCCGGTAAGTATTATGCTCCGGTTATTTCGATTTCACCTGACACAGTTGGTATTTTATCGCTTGAAGTTTCCATTGATGGATCAACCTATGGCCCAGCCATAACAATGGGAATCGACCAGGTGCCAACAATTCAGGAATCTGACATTACCGTAACATTATCGTGAGGGGTGAGGCATGTGGGAAGACACAATACTTACCCAATACTCGGCAAGCAAAAAATTATTGTCCATCATAGACACATTTAACCAGGCCGTAAGCCTTGATGATTTCACTGATGAATTCATTAAAAAGGTGTGGGATTTAACTACCTGTGAAACATTCGGCCTTGATATGTGGGGGAAAATAGTAGGTATAAGCAGATACATTGTCGCGCCAATTGACAGTGATTCATTTGGATTTAGTGAGGCTGACGATGGAAGTGCTGATTACCCATCTCCATTTAATGAATCTCCGTTTTATGGTGGCATTCAGGAGACAACAAATGTCAGGCTAGGTGATGACGCTTATCGAACCTTAATATTTTGCAAGGCATTTACCAACATAAGCATAGCCACTATTCCTGAAATAAATAAGTTTCTGAAAATACTTTTTTATCAACGCGGGAGAGCCTACTGCGTAAACTACAGAGATATGACAATAGGAATAACTTTTGAGTTTGAGCTTGCCCCATATGAAGAATCAATTTTGAATAATTATGACGTCACCCCTGTTCCAAGTGGTGTCCAGGTGAATATAAGACAAATCATTAGCCCGTATTTTGGTTTTGCGGATGATGCATATCCATTTAATGACGGTACCTTTTACAGAGACTAAACATGAACAGATCTGACACTCCCAAGAAACAACCCATAGTATTTGCAGTAAATGGACCAAGGGAAGATCTTCCTGATACCACACCATCAGGCAGCAATACAGCATCATATAATTCAGGCTTCCCTCCCATCACAATGACACTAAAATCAGCCGGAGGTCTGCCGCCAAAGGGGCAGGATATGAACCAGGCGTTATTCGAATTGTCTGCTCTTAATAGGTGGAATAGCGCAGGAGGGCCAGTTGTATTCGACTCTGCATTTTCTACAGCTATTGGTGGATATCCTAAAGGGGCGATAATTCAGGGTGATGATGCCACTACACAATACCTAAACACTCTGGATGGAAATACATCTAACCCAAACACTGGCGGCTCTGGTTGGATGAACGTTAGTAAGGGACGTTTGATTGGAGTGGTCACGTTCACGAGCTCTGGGATATACACTCCGACACCTGGAACTAAATATTGTGTTGTAGAAATACAGGGCGCGGGTGGCGCTGGAGGTGGTTCGCTTGGTTCAATTTCCACACAAGCATCAGCAGGAACTGGCGGCAATGCAGGCTCTTATATTAAGCACGTATTCACCACCGCACCCACTGGAGTTTCAGTAACCATAGGAGCAGGAGGAGCAGGTGTTGCAGCAGGTAACGGCAATGCAGGTGGAAGTTCATCATTTGGGTCATTAGTTGCACAGGGAGGAAATGGTGGTATTTATTACGACCCTCGAACTCCTCCATTATTTTTATTTAACAGTTCCAGCTCATTACCTCCATCAGGTGGCAATCTAGTCAATAGAACAGGAGACAGGGGGCAACCCGCAACAATAACTTCTCCATTATATGGCGGCTCTGGAGACGGAGGTAACTCATTATTTGGAGGTGGTGGGGATGGGCGAGGTGTTACTGGTGCATCAAGCAATGGAAGCCCTTCAAGTGGTTACGGTGCAGGCGGCGGCGGTGCCACTAGCGGAGGCGGGTCTAGTGGAAATGCCTCTGGAGGAAAAGGATCACCTGGTGTTGTGTTTGTATGGGAGTATTCATAATGATCATAAGATATGCAGTTATTATAAATAATTATGTTTCAAATATTGTGTTGTGTGAAGAAGAAGTAGAATGGCATCCAGATGAAGGAATTGCGGTAAAGTGTGATGATTTTGTCGGAATTGGATGGTCATATGAAAATGGGGAATTTATCCCACCTTATATACCAGAGCCAACAAATGAAGAAAAAAGAAAGAAAGCGCTCTCAGAACTTGGGGAAGCATACCAATATGATATAACTAAACTAAATACATCATGGATAGCAGCAGCCGTTAGTGATGGAATTAATGAAACCGCTAAAAAAGATGCTGTAATTGCACAGATCAACGAACGTAAAGAGAAATATGCTCAAGACCGCGCTTCTATCATCGCTCAGTATCCGGAGGACTAATTATGGAAAATGAAATTAATGACACCAAAGAAACAACAGAAAGTTCGACGCCTGTAAGATTCTGTCCTATTTGTGGTGAGCAGATGTATCAGGGGATGCGATACGGATTTTTATGCTGGATTTGTCCAGAATGTGATTTTGACGAACCAGTGAAGTGAGACAAAAGCGGGACACACAAAGCTTTGCATCGGTTTGCAAGGCTTTGTGCTGCTTTCCTATGATACCTTTTCATCAAGCCAATCCGCCCAAAACTGCATCATTTCACGACGGGTTTCGAGATAGGCGGCATGGTTGTAAACAGAGCGCGTGCCGCCGCTCACGTGGGCCAGCTGCATCTCTATGGCGTCACTGTTCCAGTGCTTCTCATTGAGTACGGTACTGAACTGATGGCGCATACCGTGGCCGCTAGCCTGTCCTTCGTATCCGATGCTGCGTATCACACCAAGGATGGCATTTTCGCTGATAGGTTTTTTCCTGTCATTTCTTCCCGGGAAACACAAATCATACTGGCCGGTAATCTGTTGCAGGAATTTGAATAACTCTATAACCTGGTCTGACATTGGAACGACATGCAGTTTCCTGCCTTTCATGACCTCAGGGTCAATACTTATTAATCTGGTTTCGTAATCTATTCCTGTCCATGCCAGCGAACGCAATTCGACTGTACGCATGGCTGTATAGTGAAGAATCTGCGCTGCAATCTTCGAAACAACCCATCCGCCATATCCATTCAGGGCTCTATGGAATTCGTGTATACGATGCATAGGAAGGAAAGGGTAGTTCTTCTTCCTGTATCCTCGCATAGCGCTAGCAAGGTCTCGTGATGGATTGAATTTAGCCCTTCCAGTTACGATCGCATAACTGAATACTTCTCCACATCGACGCCTTGCCTTATCCGCACGCTCCATTGCGCCCCTGTCCTCAAATAGCCGAATAACTTTCAACAGGACCATAGGCTCAACTTCATCCATCTTCATGTGACCTATGATCGGCAATATGTCATCCGTGAACATGCTCATCATCTCGTCAGCATATCCTTTCGACCACACCTTTGATTTGTGAGCATGCCATTCGCGGAAAATGTCACCGAACGAATCAGCTACAGCCTCTTTCTCTTTCTTCTTAATAGCTTGCTTTTGTTCTGCCGGATCAACACCTGCCAGTAACTTCATTTTTGCTTCTGACTGTTTTGAACGGGCCTCTGTAAGAGATATTTGAGGGTATGATCCAATAACCAGCGTCTTTTCCTTCCCGTCGAACCGGTACCGCATGCGCCACACCTTTTTACCTGACGGGGGAACGAACAGGAATAGGCCTCCGGCATCTGCCAAGCGATATGATTTTTCCGCAGGCTTTGCTGCGTCGATTTGCTTTACCGTAAGCAT